AAGAATTTGAAGAAAATATATTTTCAAATAGAGAAATAGAAGAAGTATTAACATATGAAACAACTATATTTGATGAATATATATATATAGAAAAATACCTGATGAATAAAGGCTATAGTAAAGAGCAGATAGAAGAGCTACAAAAAGAAGAGTGGCAAAAGTTTGGAAGAACTAAAAATAATGGCGTTTATATGGTAAAGCCATATTCATTAGATAGTGAGCAAAGCTGGGGAATAAATGGACGAGAAGTATTGAATTTTAAAAGAATGATTCCTGTTTTTGTATCAGTTAGATTAGGATTTCATTATATGTTAATGAAAAAACCAAATACACCAAAAACATATCAAGAAATAGAAGCATTGATAAATAAAGGGGGTAATAAGGTTTGGGATTCATACGTAAGATTTTTGGAAGAAGAGATTCAAAGGAAATACAATCCGAAAAAAGCAGAGTAGAAGTAATGAATGGTGGACCAGCAATATTCACTCAGTTTAGTGGCAATGCATATGAAAGTGATATTTATAGGTCAGCAGTTGATTCAATAGCAAGAAATGTGGCTAAGTTAAAGCCAGTTCATGTTGTAACAATAGATAGAAATAGAAAAGATGGAGATAATTCTTTAAACAGAATATTACAAGTAAGACCTAATCCATATATGACTTCATATGACATGATATATAAGATAGTAACTCATTATTATTTATACAATAATGCATTTGCTTATTTACAGAAAGATGAAAATGGAAAATTAACAGGAATATATCCATTAAGTCCAGTAAATATGGAATACTTAACAGACTTAACAGGAGAATTATATTGTAGATTTTTCTTTGCTGGAGATAAGCAGGTAACACTACCTTTTAGAGATGTTTTCACTATAAGAAGATTTTATAATTCAAATGATTTATTAGGTGATAAAAATACGGCAATATTAAATACTTTGGATTTAGCACATACACAAAATGAAGGTATAGCAAATTCAATAAAATCTAGTGCAACGATAAAAGGATTATTAAAGTATAACCAGATATTAAGTCCAGAGAACTTAAAGAAGGAAAAAGAAGAGTTTATCAAAGATTATTTATCTATAAGTAACAATGGTGGAATAGTGGCATTAGATAGCAAAATGGATTATGTTCCTTTAGAAATTAAAGGTGTAGCCATTGATAATGAGCAAATGTCAGCAATAAAGCAAAAAATATATGATTACTTAGGAGTATCAGAGAAAATCGTTAATAGTACATACAATGAAGATGAATGGTCAGCTTTTTATGAAAGTGTAGTAGAAGCATTAGGAGTTCAAATTTCATTAGAATTAACCGATAAGATATTTACTCAAAGGGAACAAGCTTTTGGCAATTCAATAATTATGGAAGCTAATAGATTACAATTTGCTAGTAATGCAACGAAAGTAAATATGATAAAGGAATTAGTTCCACTAGGCTTATTCACAATAAATCAAGCACTAGAAATATTAAATCTACCTAGCGTAGAAGATGGCGACAGAAGAGTTCAAACACTAAATGTTGCTAATACAAAAATAGTTGATGAATACCAAATGAATAAAAAGGGGGCAAATAATGAAGGAAATAAGAAATACCCAAATACAGAGCAATAATGAATTGGAGTTAATAGGAACACCAATAGTATTTGAACAAGAAACAATTATTAATGACCCTATGGGAAGTTATAAAGAAGTTATAAAACGTGGTGCTTTGGATTCGGCAGACCTAAGCGACATACGTTTATTATATAATCATGATTTTAACAAATTACCACTTGCAAGAGTACCAAAGACAATGCAATTCAGCGTTGATGATAAGGGCCTTCATATGAGGGCAGTTTTACCAAACACCGAAGAAGCTAAGGCAGTACATACGGCAGTATGCAGGGGTGATTTAACAGGTATGAGTTTTGCTTTTAAAGTACCAAAAGACGGCAGTTTTTATGATAGTAAAACTAATACTAGAACAATAACAAAAATAGAAAAAGTTTATGAATGTAGCGTAGTTCCTTTTCCAGCTTATCAAACTACATCAGTTGAAGCTAGAAATCAAATAATAGCAGAGCAGGACAAGGACAAGCAAAAAGATGAATTAAGAATAAAAATAAATCAAATATTGAAAGGAAGTATTTAAAAATGAAATTTAAAAATATAGCAGAAGCATTTAATTATTATAGAAATCATAGCATAGCAGACATTGAAAAGAGAACGGCAGAGATAGGGAATTTAATTAATACAGACCCTAATATAAATATTCAAGAATTAAATATTGAATTAGAAGGCTTAAAACAAGCTAAGGAAAATATAGAAGAAAGAAGCCAAGGAAATCCACAGTTTAACCCAATAACAGGAATGAATTTTAACAGAGGAACAGAAAGAGTGGCAGGTGATGTATTTGAAAGCACAGAATACAGAAATGCATTTTTCAAGACAATGTTAGGGCAAAAGTTAACAGTTGAAGAAGAAAGAACTTTTAAAAGAGCAATGGAAATTGTTGATACAGAAAAGAGAGCAGATTCATTCAGTACAACAACTAATAGTGCTGCTATTCTACCAACTCATACATTAAATGAAATAATTAAGAAAGCTAGAACTATGGGAGGATTAATATCTCATTGTAGAAGCTTTAATATTCCGTCAAATATAGTAGTACCTATTGGAACACCTAGCACAAAAGCAAAATGGCACACAGAAGGTGAAAAAGTAGATTCTGAAAATCCATCAGAAGGAATTGCTAAGGTTTCATTTGGAGCATATGAAATAATAAAAATATTCTCTATTTCAGCAAGTTCAAAGAAAATGAGCATTTCAGCATTTGAAAGCTATATTATCGAAGAATTAACAAATTGTGTTATGGAATGTATAGCAGATTCATTAGTAAATGGAACTGGAGAAGGTCAAGGAACTGGAATTGCAACAGGAATCACATGGAATGGAGCAAATAGTTTTACATTTACAGATAAAGTGGCTTACACAGATTTAACTCAAATGTTAGCAAAATTAAAGAGAGGATATTCAGCAGGAGCTAAATGGGCTATGAATAATGCAACTCTATATAATTCAATTTATGGAATTGTAGATACTACAGGCAGACCAATATTTATAGCTGATCCAAAGAATGAAAATATAGGTTACATATTAGGAAAGCCAGTTATCATTGATGACAATATAGCAGATGACAATATATTCTTAGGTAACTTTAATTACTTAGGTTACAACATTCCAGAGGGTATAGTTGTAGAAACATCAAGAGAAAGTAGCTTTAAATATGGAGTAATTGATTATAGAGCATTAGCAATAGCAGACACTAAACCATTAGTTACAGAAGCATTTATAAAATTATCAAAAGCAGAATAAAAGCAAGGGGTGTCCAATTTGGACACCTTTTTAATAAAGAAGGTGAATAAATGATATTAACATTGGAAGAAGCAAAAGCAAGGTTAAGAGTTGATTTTGAAGATGATGATGAACTTATAGTAGGATTGATAGAATCAATTCCAGATTATTTAGAAACTAAAACAGGTTCAAGATGGGAAGAACAACCGATTAATCCATTAGTTAAAACTCTAGCAGGATATTTAATATGTTCAATGTATGACCAAAATTTTGAGCATTATGAAAAACCTATAAATAACCTTTTGATGGTATTAAGTTCAATGGCGAGGACTGAAAATGAGTGAAGCAATAAAAAGTAAAATAAAAGGATATAGGAAGCTAGAGGAAAAGATAATTAAAAAACATAATGAAAAAATACAGAAAATTGAAAAAATAATTAATATCCTAGAAAATAAATCTCAAATAAAAGAAGATGATAATTTTGAAACTATAGTATTTAAAAAATATTTAGAGTTAGAAAGTGTAAGAGCAGTAGCCAATTACATAAATGAATTAGGATATAGAGTTAAAACAAATAGTTATATTGGAGAAAGAAAATATATAGGCACAGATATAACAAAAATAATTTTAAGCGATTTAGATATAGATAAAGACCTTAAAGAAGTTGTAAAACTTATTCAAGAATTAAATTATGAACATATGTCAAAAAAATGGGGGTGATGTAATGACAGAGCCTATAAAAGATAAGAGCGTAGTAAAAAATATAATGAAAAGTTTAGAAGGTGAAAACCAAAGAAACGCCATTATGTTTGGATTAGGGATATATTGCGGATTCAGAATAAGCGATATTTTAAATTTAAAAGTAAAAGATGTAAGAAGAAAGTGGAATTTAAAAATAAAGCAACAAAAAACAGGAAAGATGATAAATATTCCACTAAATAGAGAATTAAAGAAATTAATTGATGAATATACAGAAGAAATGAAAGATGATGATTATTTAATCAAGAGCAGGAAAGGAATTAATCAACCAATAACAAGGACACAAGCCTATAGGATTATGAAAGAGATAGAAGAGTATTTTAATATAGAAAACTTAGGGTGTCATGGAACAAGAAAGACATTTGCATATTGGTTATATATGGACAATAAGAAGGATATAGGATTAGTTCAAAAGGCATTAGGACATCAATCAAGTGCAACAACATTAGCTTATATTGGTATGGATACAGAGAGATTAAATAATGCAATAAAGAAAATAAAATATTAATTTAGATTAAATAAGTAATGTTTTTTATATGAGGTTACATTGATATTTAAGGGTGTTAATAAATGGCATAGTATCAATGGCTAAGGGGGTGTAGGTGAGAGGTAACATTCTCATAGTAAAAATACATTCAAGGCATAAAAAAATATATAAATAAAGGAGTAATAATGGCTAAAGAATATGCAAAAGGCTTCTACAATAGTATTCAATGGATTAAGTGTAGAAGTTCATTTATGAAGAGTAAGAATTATATTTGTGAAAGATGTGGAGGGTTAGCAAAGATAGTTCATCATAAGGAGCATATAACACCAATGAATATAAATGACGTTAATATAACTTTAAATTGGGATAACTTACAAGCCTTATGTTTAGAGTGCCACAATAGTGTTCATGGAATTGGTGGAGCAACAGTTGATGGTGTAGCATTTGATGAAAATGGAGATATAATTTATACCCCCCCACATAACAAAGATATTATTTAACCAGCCAAACCGTGTGGCTACATAATTAAACCCCTCCAAGAAATTTTTAATTTTAGGGTAGGGCAAACCAAAGAAAGTAGGTGGATTTTAAGAAATGTTTGAGAAAAATGAAGAGATATCAAAAGAGATGAAGCAAGTTAAAAAAGTTTTAAAATTAATTCCAAAAGATAGGCTACCAATAGCACAAAATATTTATAATGAACTTTTATTCATTCAAAGGACTTTAGATAAATTAAAAGAAGAAGTTGAAACACAAGGAACAACAACATTATTTAAGCAAGGGCAACAAGAATTTTTAAGAGAGAATCCAGCATTAAAGGGATATAATACAACATTAAAAAATTACAGTAATTTATCAAAGCAATTAGTAGATTTATTGCCACCAGTTAAACCAGTAGAAGAAGCAGATCCATTAATAACTTTTATTAAGGGGCAACAAAAATAATGAATTATGTTATTGAATATTTTGAGAAGATAAAAGCTGGTGAATATGTTGTATCTAATAGGGTGTACAAGCAATATGAAAAAATGGTAAATGATATTTATAATTCAGATAAATATATTTTTGATGAAGAAAGAGCATTAAGACCAATAAAATTTATTGAAACATTTTGTAAGCATAGCAAAGGCGAGTGGGCTGGAAAGCCAGTAATATTAGAATTATTCCAAAAGGCTTATATATCAGCATTATTTGGATTCATAGATAAAGAAACTAATTTAAGAAGATATAAGGAAAGTATGTTTTATGTAGCAAGAAAAAATGGAAAGTCAACAATGCTTAGTGGGATAGCTGCTTACATGATGATAGCAGATAATGAAGCAGGAGCAGAGATATATTCATGTGCTACAAAGAAAGACCAAGCAAAGCTAGTATTTGATGAAACATTAAATATGATAAACCAAAGCCCTTATCTATCAAAGCATATCAAGAAGAGAAAGAGTGATTTATATTTCCCTTTAACCATGAGTAAGTTCCAACCGCTTGGAAAAAATTCTGACACATTAGACGGATTAAATGCACATTGTGTAATTATAGATGAATTACATGGCGTAAAAGATAGAAATTTATATGAGGTAATGCAACAATCACAATCAGCAAGAAGGCAACCGTTATTAATAATGATAACTACTGCTGGAACAGTAAGAGAGTGTATTTTTGATGATATTTATGAGTATTCATGCAATATTGTAGATGGAACTTTCGAAGATGATACATTTTTGCCGATAATATATGAATTAGATAAAAAAGAGGAATGGTTAGATGAAAGATGTTGGAGCAAATCGAATCCATCATTAGGAGCAATAAAAAAGCTAGATGACCTAAAAAGGAAAGTAGAAAAAGCAAAGAATAGTCCGAAAGATTTAAGCGGGGTATTAACTAAGGATTTTAATATAAGAAATACCCTAAGTAATGCATGGTTAAACTTTGATGATATTAATAATACAGAAACTTTTGATATAGAAAATTTTAAAAATTTCTATGCAATAGGGGGAGCGGATTTATCCATCACAACAGATTTAACATGTGCAACATTATTATTTATAGATAAGGAAACAGAAAAAAGATATATACATCAAATGTATTGGCTACCTAGTGAAAATTTTAATGAAAGAGTTAAGATTGAAAAAATACCATATGATAAATGGTTAGAAAGAGGATTAATAAGGCTATGTAATGGTAATAGCATTAATTATAGTGATGTTACGGCTTGGTTTATTGAAATGCTCAATAATTATGGAATAACACCTTTATGGATTTATTATGATAATTATTCAGCTAAATATTGGGTTGAAGAAATGAAAGCTCATGGCTTTAAAATGGAAAGATGTATTCAAGGGGCAAAAACTTTGAGCCTACCAATGCAACAGTTAGGGGCAGACCTTAAAGCAAAAAAGATTAACTATAATAATAATCCAATTTTAAAATGGTGCTTAACTAATACAGGAGTGTGTGAAGATAGAAACGGGAATATAGTACCGATTAAAAATCAATCAGCAAAACAACGTATAGATGGAGTAGCTTCAATGTTAGACGCTTATGTTGGTTTATATGAACATTATGAGGAATTTATAAGAGCATTATAATTTATAAAAGAAAAGGTTGAAATAGTATGAGAAAAAATTTAAGAGCTAATTACATAGAACGTAATGGAAAAGCAAAGCAATATTATTATTCTGAAATGGTACAAGCTAGTGAAAAAGCAAGAATTGATATAAATAAGTCGAGTGATCCAGTTGAAATGTTAGAGTTAAGTTTACTATGTATTTACTTTTTAACTGGAGATAAATTATTTTACGAGCAGAATAGACAGAAATTAATAAACATTATTGCCAGTTTTGATGGAAAAAGATTTAATTTTGAAAATTAAAATTATTGAAAATATAAGTATTAAAAAGTGGAATATTTGGAAATGTGATGGTATAATAATTTTAAACAATAAAAAAAAGACCTCGCACTTTCAAATATACCGCAAATATATTAGAAAGTTACTTAATAGGTACCCGAACTACCTAAGAAGCATTGAAGCCTTTTAACTAAGGACAGTATAGCATTTAGTTAGAGAATTTTCAAGCCTTTTAGGATAATACCTAGAAGGCTTTTTTTTAACTAAATGAAGAGAGGTTATATACATGGGAATATTAAAATTAGAATATGATTTAGGATTTACACATATAGTACAAGCTTCAAAGGGAACAATGAAAAGACTTGAAGCAATTAGTCCAATAGAAATAAATTCAGAAGAATATAAAAATAAAAAAGATATATATTATACACCTAATACATTCAATTCACCAATAAAAAGGGAAAGAGAATATTTATGGCAATTACATAGATTTTATATTGATATAGACCATAAAACAGGCACTGTACCAATAGACCCATTTGAAGTAGTTGGAGCAGTAGAGCAGTTAGTTGAAGAAAAGAAAATTCCACAACCAACAGAATATATAAATAGTGGTAGAGGAATACATATATATTGGGATATTAATAACTGTCATATAATGCTTTTAGACCTTTGGGAAAAGATAGAGAATCATTTATTTAACACAATAAAAGAATTGGAAAGAAGCATAAAAAATATATCAGTAGATACTAGAGTAAAAGACCCTACAAGGCTTTTAAGATTACCTGGAACTATAAACAGTAAAAATAACAGTAAATGTTACAGTATGCTTAAAAATGAGAGTAATAAATACAATATATTTGACTTAAAAAAGGCATATATCAAGCCTAAGAAACAATATAAGCAGAATAAAGGTAAAATAGCTTATTTACCTACAAAAAACTTATATACGCTAAATATGAGTCGAATAGAGGACTTTAAAAGGATTGTAAGTCTAAGAAATGGGGAAGTTGTAGGATATAGGAATACATTAATTATGCTTTATAGTTATCATTATAGGCTTATAAATGAGGTTACAGTTGAAGAGTTAATTAAAGTTACTAAGGAGTTTAATAAAAGCTTTAGAGAGCCATATAAGGTAAAAGAATTAACTTCGGTATGTAGAAGTGTAAATAGAACAGTAAAGCACTTTCAAGATGATAATAACAAAGGGTATAAATTCACGAATAAATATATAATTAATGCTTTGGATTTGGAAGAGCAAGAGCAAAGAAAACTAATAACTATAATATCTACAGAAGAGAAGTATAGAAGAAATAACGAGAGAAGAACTCCAAGAAATGAAGAGGGATTAACACCAAAACAAGCTGAGTTGAAGGAATTAAAGATTAAAGTATTAGAATTAAAAGGACAAGGATTAAGTAATAGAGCAATAGCAAAAGAGTTAAAATGTAGTGAAGGGAAGATAAGAACTATACTAAAAAAGTAAGTGCGTAAAAAAATGCTCTTTAATAAAGTGTGTATAGCGAATTTATTTTCGCTATTAGATTAAATCAAGAAAATAATAATGTTCAAAGGTAGGGTATATTTTATATTTTTAGTTATTTATGCATATAATTAAAGTATAAGATATTATAACAAAGGAGTTAGATATAAATGAGGGGAACTACTGAAAATAAAATAATAGGAAATTTAAATAAATTTATAATAGATGAATTTCATTTGAATCTTAAAGAAGGACAACCTATTTATATAGGGGAATCTAATTTAAATCATATGAAATCAGAGCATCCAGAAGATTTTAAAATATATGGTGATAAGATAGAAGAAATTATAAATAATCCCGATTATATAGCAAAGCATCCTAATAAAAAGAATAGTGCTATTGAATACATAAAAATATATAAGAATAAAAATAATGACTATGTATTAGTAGCAGTAAGAGCAACAGGGGCAGGAACATTATTTGCAAGAACATTGTTTGTTATGGATAAAGAAAAAGTAGAGAAATATAAAAATAAAAATGCTTTAATTCCATATAAAAAGTAAATTTTAAAAAGGTATTGAATATTTTTCACATATAGTGCTATAATAATGATATAAATAGCATAGAATAGTAATGAAAGTAACTGAGGTCGGAACAGGTAGCCGACACCACGCATAAGCGGTAGGAGATGCAGATTACCACCTGCCTTTACTTTCAAGTGATATAAATGAGCCATAGGATTTCCTATGGCTTTATTTCTTATTATAAATTCTAACTAGGACATGAAATGGCTCTTTAATATATGTATGTTTTCTTTGTTTTAGTTTATTAACTATACTATCTACTAGAGTTAAGTATGATAGAAAAAATAAAAAGAGAAATGAAGCAAGAAGAAATGAAGAGGGCTTAACACTAAAACAAGCTGAACTAAAAGTATTAGAATTAAAAGGTAAGGGTTTAAGTACTAGAGCAATAGCAAGAGAATTAAATTGTAGTGAGGGAAAAATAAGAACTATACTAAAAAAAGTAAGTGCGTAAAAAAATGCTCTTTAATAAAGTGTGTATAGTGTTATTTTTATCTATTCTATTAGTAGAATACTATATTTAAATAGATATTAAGTATTTAGGTTTAATATTGAGTGATTAGGATAAGTGGGAAATCCCTACTATCCTTTTTTTTATATAAAAGGTCATTGTATTATTTATAATATATGAACTATACTATTTACTATAAATAAACAAACTTAGGGGGAGATTATGAGTACAGAATATTATTTAAGAGAAAGTAATGATAAAACATTAAAACAATTTTTTAATAGATTTTATTGCATACCTAAAGATATTAATTTAACTAAGGAGCAAAAAGAATTTTTAGAGAGCGTTAATCATACACCAGTAAGTGAAAATGTATTAAACGGAAAAGATGGTTATATAGTATTTAGAAAAGGTAAAAAATTAAGTGCTGAACAAGTAAAGCAGATTAAAAATGATACTGGAAGCTATAGAGCAAAGGCAAAGAAATATAAATTATCCCTTGGTACAATAAGTAAGATTATGAATGATAAATATTAACGGTAATTTAAAATCACCGTACCCACTTGTGGGGATGAACGATTATGGAATTTATAATCAATAATAACATAGCCGAATTTTCGACCATGATTAAGCTCAATTTTGGGCCGAGCGAAAATTTTCGCAGAGCAAGATAAGAGACAGAAATATTTCCAGATTTACATAAAATAAGGATATATTATTATGGTAATATTTGGTGATATAATATATTATAATAGTTTACTTTTGTAATATATGTATTGTAGGGGGTACAGATGAATAGAGAGGAATTTAATCAATTAGATATAAAAGGTCAAGTTGATTATTTTAACAATGAATTGAAGCAGGAGAATAATAATTTTAATGCTATATGTAAGCAAATGGGAATATCAAAAAATACTATATTAAGCAGATTTAAAAAAGAGGGATTATTACCAGCAAGGCAAGGACAAAAAATAATTAGATTTAATAATCAATTATTAGAAATTAAAGAAGAAAATTTAACTGCGAAAAATTCGGAGGTTAAATTTTCAGAAACTGAAAACATCAAAGCCGAAAATTCAACTTTGATAAATCTCATTAGCGAAAAGTTGCCTATGAAAAACAAAAGTAAGGTGAGTGATCCAAAAGATATAAATTTAATTTTAAAGAGGGTTGAGTTGCTGGAGCAAAAAGTTGAAATATTACAGAGTGCAAACTTGGGCTTAGATAAAGAGGACGGCAAAATATTTTGCTCTGATAAAAACTTTATAAATAGTTATGAGAATACCACAACTAAAACATTCAAAATTGATGTAGGAGTATATCAAGAACTAGAAAAGATATTTGATAAATACAAGATGTATAAAAGGCAAGATATAGTTAGTAGTTTATTAAAATATGCTTTAGATAATATTTTGTAATATAGAAAAATAGACATATTACAAAATATTATTACTGTTGTAATATTAAGTAATATAAAATTATAATTTGCTATCAATTAAATTGACAGCGAAAATGTCAGCAAATCAAATTGACCGAGAAGTTATGGGTAAAAAGCAGGTGATTTATATTCACCTGCTTTTTATTAGTGATAAGGGAAAATTTTCTCTTATTAATAAAAAACTGCGTGTTTTATCAAAGAAAACTGCGTTAATTATACCTGCGCGAAAAATTTCGCTCGTTAAAATCTAGTAATATCAAGGGTTTAATAAAAAACTGCGTGATTTCATACAATGACGCAGTTTTTATTTTGTTCAATAATTAATTAATAAAAGTTAGAAAATTAATTATTGAACAATAAAGGTCATATTAAATTTAATTCAACAACGTGGAAATTCCATTTAGTTTAGTTATGAAACCATGTGTAGGTTAGTAACATTTGGTACGGTTTCTATACGGTTTTTATGTACCAAAGTGGGACATTTGGAAATTTTTTTGTACCCATAGAAACACTAGGCTTTGCCTAGTACCACAAAGTTTTTGGGGGCAGTTTCTCTTTATGCTCTTTATAAAAATTTAAAGTATTAATTTCCAGTTTAATAATAGTATCAAAACTTTCAAGTAATGACACCATTGTTTGAAAGATGATTTTTAAGTAGTTATTTTGGTATCTAAACATGGTGTCATAATATTTTTTTATTTATTGTGATATTTTTATCTATACAAATAGACTTTTTTGTCCAACTGTAACTATTGCTCAAAAAAGAGCAACAGCAATAGAGGAGCAAATTAAACATTCAGATGTCCTTAATAACAACATCTGAAAACAAAAATAAAAAAAGTTGTTGACAAAATGTATGCCATGGCGTACAATGAAATCAAGAAAGGAAGTGAGAAAATGAAAGCTAAAGATGATAGATTATCTTTAAGAATTAATTCAGAAGATAAGAAAAAAATTCAAAAAAGAAGTATAGATAAAGGCTTTAAAAATTTAAGTGATTACGTGATGTATGCTTGTAATGAAGAAATGAAAAAAGATAAGTAAAAAAATAAAAAGCCCACTCAATTAAGAGCAGACTAACATGACAATTAGATTATATCTTAATTGGGTGGTTAATTCAAGGAGGATTAATTACCAAATGAACATTAATACATTAAAAAGTTACATAGAGAAGTGTAATTCTCACAATGTTATACCTACCCTAAAGGGAGCAGTAATATATAAAAGATTTGGGGTGGTGAGATAATGAATATTAAAAATATAGAGAATATAGTAAATGGAATAGTAGAAAATGAATTTAACCATGTGCAAGAAACTTTAGAAGCAGATTTTGAAAATGAAAACTTAGAATACAAACAACAAGAATTAATTACAAAAGTAATACGTGAAGCTTTAAAAAAAGATACAACAGAAGAGCAACAAAGATTAATAAGAGAGCTTGAAAACTCTATTTCAGCTGAATGGATAGAGCTATGCAGATTTTATTTTAGAGAAGGGCTAAGAGCAGGATTAAGTAATTTAAAATTTTTAAAGGAAATAGAGCATATAGACTATTATTTATAAAGGGAATTAGAGGAAAAATATAATGGATAGAGAGTTAAAAAAAATATATATTATTAAGGCTATTAATAAAATGGAAAATGAGAAGTGTTTAGATTTTATTTATGGATTTATTTGTACTAACTATAGTTGCCTTAACTTGAAGTATTCCATTTAAGTCATAATCAAACTGCACATCTATACTTTCTTCTCCTGCCTTGGCCTTTGGAACACCTTTTAAAATAAAATCGCCTATTTTTGTATTGTCTTCTGCCATGAATTCATTTCCTTCATATACTTCTATTCTTACTTCATCTTGATTATCAACAGCTGTATAATAAGTCTTTTTTCTAGAACAAGGAATACTGCTATCTATAGGAATTATACAGTCAAAAACACCATTTATTATCTTTCCATCTCCTATTTTTATTATGCTAGTTCCCAGATTATAGCTACATTTATCTGTAATTATTAAATTTTCTTCAGATGTGATTTGATTATTTTTTATGGCTCCTTGAATAGCTGCCCCCATGGCAACGGCTTCATCTGGATTTATACCACTTATTATTTTCCCACTAAATTTACTTTCTACTAATTCCCTAACAGCTACAATTCTACTAGAACCTCCCACAAGTAAAACTGTATCAATATCTTTTTCTTTTAATTTTGCCGCCTTTAGAGCTTCATCTATCTTTTCTGTTGTATTTTTTACTAAATCCTTTGTAAGGTTGTTGAATTTTTCTCTTGTAAGTTCCATGCCAATGGATACTGGTTTGTTGTTTATAATAGTTATGAAAGGTATATTTATAGTAGTTGTCATTTGAGTGGATAATTCCTTTTTAGCATTTATTGCAGCTTCTTTTACTCTTAATTTAATGCTTAATTTATTTTTTACATCCAAATCCTTATATAAATTTTGATTATATGTTTTTTCAAATTCCTTTTCTATGTATTTTTCTATTCTACTGTCAAAATCTTTTCCACCTAATCTATCATTTCCCCTGCTTGATTTCACATCTAATATGCCTTCAAATAGTTCAAGTACGGAAACATCAAAAGTTCCCCCACCCAAATCATAAACTAATATTTTTTCTTCTTTTTGTAAATTGTTTATTCCATAAGCCATGGCTGCGGCTGTTGGTTCATTTATAATTCTCTCCACCTTAAGTCCTGCCATCTCTCCTGCTAATTTTGTTACTTTTCTTTGAGAATTATTAAAGTTAGCTGGCACAGTTATGACAGCTTCTGTTACTTCTTCACCCAAATAATCTTCTGCATAATTTTTAAGTTCTTTTAAAATCATAGCTGATAATTCATGAGGTAAATATTTTTTATCACCAAGGGGTATCAAAGTATCTGAACCCATAAGTCTTTTTACCTCTGCTATAGTTCTGTCTGGAGCTGGTATAAGTTGATTATATGCAACTTGACCAACTATTACTGTACCATCTTCTTTTTTGCCAACAACAGAAGGTACTATTCTATTTCCAAAACAATCTGGTATTATTTTTGCCTCATCATTTTCCATATAAGAAATTTCTGATGTAGTTGTTCCCAAATCTATACCTATTATTCTTCCCATTATTTTTCCTCCCTATTTTACAATTATAACTGAGGCAGGTCTAATCACCCTGCCATTTAGCATATATCCCTTTTCTACAACGCTTATAATTTGATTTTCTACTTTGCTTTTATTTTTTTCCACTGCTAAGCACCTATGTAATTCTGGATTAAATAATTCTCCCAAAGATTTAATCTCCATTAAATTAATTTCATTAATTTCTTTTTT